TAACGCTGAATACCACCGTGAACCTGATAGTGTTTTTTAGGGGCAGGAAGTTTAAGCAATGAAGCACCACTGCCGGAGATGCCCTCGCTGTGGTGAGCATCTAAAAACAGTCTATGTGCATGGGCATGAGCAGTGCGTCACTTGCGACAGCGTGATAGATGATTGCTGTCAGGGTGAGGTGTGCCAACAGAAAGCCCCCCAAGCCGAAGCTCAGGGGGCAGTCAGGGAGGAAAGGACTGACATCAGAAAGGAGTGAAACTTTGACAGTCCTCTCTCCTTTGTACAAAAGATAGCGCCGCATTGCAAGAAGCGAAGCGCATCACCTGCACCAGTTTTCTTCCGTCAAATATCTGCACCAGCCAATCACCGCGCTTTGGGCGTTGCTTTACCTTGTGCCTGTAAGTTGTTAGCCACATTCCGGCCTCCTATATAGTTTCTGCGCCACACCAGCTTGTCATAGGCTCTGAGCGTTTCCCTGCTGATGGGTTGCCCCGCATTGTCAGCATATTGGAACTGCTCGTTAAGCTGTTCTATGAGGGAGTCAATCTCCCCCACAGAAAAGCGTACATCAAATCGTTTCCAGCAGATAGGTTTCATTGTGCTGTCCAGACTGCCAGCTCTTCCAAGCCAGTGTAGCCGCTATCGCGCTTTACCAGTTGCATTTGGTGGGCAACAAAAGTTGGCTCGATGCCCATCTGCTCACAAACACTATGAGCTTTTTTTGTGTTAAACACAGATTTATCGAACTTGCTCTGGGCAACGTCTGCGCTGGAATATTCCCATACAGAAAAGCACTCGCCCTTATGATTGAAAGCCCTCAGCTCGTAAAAATAAGTCATATCTATCTCCCTTCTGTTGGTGAAAGCGGGAAAGGCATCCCAAGCTCATCTATGATAGGCAACGCATCCTTGAAAGGTAATGAAGCAGTGGCGTGTCTATAGCCTTCATCGCCAAAGCCGTAAACATAAACCCACAAATCGTCCGTGGTCTGCCATGCACCGCTGGGGTGCGATGGGTTGATTGCACGGGTATAACAATAGCGCGGATGCTGAAGTGCGGCTTTAAATTCTTCGATTTTTGTCATATCTATCTCCCTTCTGGGCGGGGCTGTTAAGCCCCTGCCTTTTTGTAAGTAACCCTGTTCCAAGTTGCACGGGCGTTGCCTTGCTGTCCTGAGAAGTGACTACGCGCACAACCATTTTGTTTGTCGAGCAAGAAGGTCTTATACATACCCATGTCACCAGATACATAAAGACCCTCAGCGATATAAACAGGGATATCGTCACTTTCCCACTGACGAACATGAATCTCAGTTATTTCATAAACAAAGCCATAGAAAAGCATATGGTCGCCAACCTTCATATCTTCTGGCGCAATTTTTTCTACATCCAGACCGCTCATTTCAAGCGGCAATTCTTGCAAGCCGTCAAAATATGCGTTGCGGTCAGCTACTGTTTTATCAATGGTTTCTTGTGTTACATAAGTCATTTTTTTCTCCTCTGACTGTGGGGATAATCCCCCTATTTTATTACTGTACGCTAAGATAATAGGTATGTAAACCCATAAAATGAAAATAATAGCTAAATAATTAAGGGAATATTCTGGACAGTATAATGACTATTATAATCAGGAACATTGACACCCCTGCTGTGATAGCCGCCCATGTGAAGATTTCTTCCTGACGCTGGCGGCGTTCTTCTTCTTCTCTCTGCCGCTGTTTGCGTATCTGACCTTCCAGCCGAATCAAGTCGTTCCAAGCCTGCGGGTTGATAGCCAGCATCTCCAGCCGTAGCTGTTCTCTCTGCTGTTTGATGGTACGCATCGCAGACCATGTAGCCAGAGCCTCTTCTTCTACGCTCTTGCCGAACCGCCTGCTCTTAGCTTTGTTGTGGGCTTTCTCGATATCATGGCAAGCACCCATCCAGCGGGACAGGTCGCCTGCCATTGATTCGATTTCTCTGCCTGCCGCGAACCCCTTTCTCAAAAGCCCAAAAGCGGTAGTGGCGAGGGCGATTGTTGCGGGGTCTATCATGCCGTCCTCACTTGGTCAGGGCTTTATCGAGTTTGTCCTCTAGTCTGTGCAACGCATCCGTAATCTGCCGCATATCATCGCGCAGTTCCATACGGGTTGCATATTCCTCTCTGGTTTTATTGAGCAGTATCTGGATGCGCTTCGTTTCTCCGTAAAGTTGCTTAAACGCCCAAAGCGCTGGCGCAACCACCAGCGTCAGGACGATATTCCAGAACATCATCGCATCCAAGCCCATCTAACTAGCCTGCATTATTTGGCTTAGTAGGCCACACCACACTATTTGGGAAAGTTGCTTGTGACGGTACATCACGCAAGGCTTGGCGATATGTTTGCCAAACTGCTTTGTCAGCGTCAGATAGCGGGCTGTCTGGCATCTGTGTCCAATCAGTAGCCTTTATCAGCGATTTGCGCTGACTTCTAATTTCTTCAGCTTTCTCATCATCGGTACGATTGTCCACCACAGGCTTGCGTGTAAATGCAGAACCATCGTAAGTGCCGCCAATCTCCGCATCAGCACTTGCCAAGACAAGCCCTTGAGATGCCGCAAAATCAGCATCTGCCATGACGATATTGGTTACAGTGCCATTCTCAATTTTTGCGTATTTATCAGCCATAATAAAATCCTAAAGATATTCAAAAACAATCACTACGCCATCAGTGCCATCGCCGCCAGCCTTAGCTCCAGTGGTGCTGTGAGAAACCGAACCAGAACCGCCGCCGCCATAGCCATCTGCGGCTACCCCATTTGCTGAACCTGAAGCAGTCCTTTGCCGCTCTACGCCACCACTGCCATAAGGGTAGGCATTTCCACCAGCGCCACTGATAATCATATTTGAAACATCAGCATCAGCAAAAGTGAGGCCAGTGTAACCGCCTTCTCCTTTTGTGTTTACAATAGGCGTGTGACCAGTGACTGTATTTGCAGAGCCAGAACCGCCAGCGGCATTTTTAAAGATAGCTGTATCGGCTTGACGAGTACCACCATTACCGCCTCCCGCTGTAAGCGTAATTGTTCCGTCTGCATAGGTGGTATCACCGCCAGCAGTGCCATCAGTGTCGTTCGCACCTACGCCTGCCGCACCAATGGTAATTGTGGATGTATAAGAACCGCCAGAAACGTCAATCACATCAGAGATAATGACGCTACCACCGCCGCCACCGCCTGCCGCCGCCGCTTCGCCTGATGCTGTGCCTGCTGTGCCGCCACCGCCGCCACCAGCACCAACGACATGAACAATGGCTTTTGTCGCGTTTGTAGCTGGAGTGTATGTGCCAGAGGCTGTGAATACCTGTGTGCGAATTAGGTTTGTAATGCCACCAGTGGGCGTAAGCGCACCAGTTGGGGTCAACCCGCTAACAACAGAAACAATGCCAGTGCCATTCGGGTCAAGGACAATGTTGCCATCCGTGTCTGTGCTGGAAATGGTGTTGCCATCGAAATTAAGATTATCCACGCCGATAGCGTTCACAGCGTGAGTGCCATCTGCAAAATCTTTGAGGTGCGCCATCAACTCGCGAATAGCATTGTTGACATCTGACGGAGCCATAATTCCTTCGCCAAGCGCTATTGAATCAATGTCGGTATTGTTCCCCGCATTGGTATCGTATTCGATGAGTTTTGTCTTTGCCATGTTATTCTCCTAGCAGGGTCGCGCCCTGCTCTGTTATAGCATATTTTAGCCCCTGTGGGTTAGTGTATATCTCCTGAACGGGCATTGCCCCTGTACTCAGCCTTAAAGGTGAAACGGGTTCGCCAGCCTGAGCCGTCTTTACGCCCATGAACTCTCTGCCAATTGGAGAACCAAGCAATCCGCCAGCAGTCGGAGAAATATACCGAGCAACTCTAGGCTGAAATGGCTCTGCCAACCTTAAAAATCTTTCAGCTACATTTCTTCCAGTTCTGCTATACAAAGGCTCTAACAACGACTTACTTGCCGCAAGCCCTGCCAATGTACCTGATGCTCCAGCCTCTCCACCGAGGCCATAGCCAGCGCCCGTAACTGCGCTAGTAGAAAGAACCCTTTCGGCAGTGCCTGTCTTTGGTATTTCGCTTCCAATAAGCTCATCTGCCTTTTCAGCAAAAGATTGTAGTCTTGATTCACCTCTGGCAAAAGCCTGCTTTCTTAAAGACGGCTCAGTGGCTTTGATAGAAGAAAGTAACTGGGCGGGAGTAAACTCTCCTCTTTTTGCCCCAGTCATAGTGGCGGCTCTTTCAGCAGGGATTAGCTTAGAAAAACTTTCGTTAGCTAGTTTTAGTTTGGGAGCTAAGGTAGGATTGTTTTTAGCCATCTCTTCTGCAACAGCATCAACGACATCTCGCATACCTGAAGAAGCCTTTCTTAAAAACGGGTCATCAGTGGCAAACTCTACACTTCTGTCTCTTAAATTGTTCATAAAGGTTTGTAACTCTCTGCCCGTCAAAGAGCCGTCTTGACCCACCTTTGAAAGAAGCTGTCGATTAACAGCATCCTCAAAAACTTCGTATGCTTCTTTGCCAAATTTACTATCGCCAAGGTCATCCTTAACTTGCTTCATAACTGAGAGAATTGTTCCTTTTATGTTTGAAGAGGCGGGTATTTCTAAGTTTGGAACAATCTTCTCGTATTCTTGAGATATTATGTTTTTTGCTTGCTTGTATGCCTCCCTGCCTGAAGCGTCTGGTGATACAGACTTTCCAAGAGGCTTTAATATTTCATTATAAGTAGCCCTTCCAAACCCTTTAATAGATTCGCCAATGCCGCCAATTATAGGAGAGCCAGCAAACGGCAAAGCAGTGGCGGCCTCCTCAAATCTTTTCGCACCGCCGCCAATCATCTGCCCAATAGTCATTGGCAGGCCGCGCCCCAACATTTCTTTGGCTTGCTCCCCTATGACGGGAATAGCCTTTGCCGCCGCGCCACCGACTAAAGCACCGCCACCTGCACCAGTCAACCTGCCGCTAACAGTATCCTCTCCAGTGCCAGCTCCGTAAGCGCCACCAAGTATAGCACCTTGCCCAACAGCTCCTATGCCTCTTGCCGCTAACCTAGCACCGCCCAATATACCGCTGGGCAAAGAGCCTAATATTTCAGAAGGGTAAGCAATAAGCGGCTCATCCTCCCTGAACTGTGCAATTTCTTGCCTTATTTCCTTTACAGCCTCTTTGTATGGTTTCCCAGTACGCAACTTAGTAACAAAGGCTTCTATCTCATCAGCAGTACCAAAAGTCACTCCTTGAGCAAATGCTCTGCCAACGTCTTTTGCATATCGCCCAAAGCCGCGCTCAACTGGCTCTCGTTTTTTATCAACAGGATTAACGGTCACATTTACCGCGCCTTGTATTTGTTCGTACCACTTATCAGACATGGCTATTGATTCCTTGCTCTAGGGTCTTTGTACACAACCCTTCCATCTGGAAGCTCAATGTAAGTATAATTAGGGGCTTCATCGTAATCATCTTTTGTATTTGCTATAATTGGCATAGAAAGCGTCCCAGCAAGACTCACATCCTTAGCCGCCATATCAAGCTCTAGTTGTCTTTCTAGTTGGTCAAGCTGAGAAAGCAACAAATCTCTCCCGCCTTTAATTGCATCTGCTGAGTTAGGGTTTGTTAGCAAAGAATCGAGGATTTGGAAATCACCTCCAACAAGAGCGCCCAATTCGTAAAGATTCTTCAAGTCCATTCTAAGCGCTTGCGCTTGTGCGCCAGCGGTAGCCGCTAACCCAGACGGGAAACCTAATGCCCCGCCAGCTTGAGCGACAACGCTAAAGTCAGGGTTTTGAAGTGTTTGCCTATAAGCGTTCAGATTCTGCAACATCTTCCGTGTATCTTTTAGCTTTGCCGCATCCTTTAAAGACTTTGCGCTAGGCTGGGTTGTAGTTAATGGGTCGCGGAATCCTTCAGGTCTAGGGAATAAATCTTCCGGCAAATCTTGCGCGGGTATTTCTGTTATCGTTTTATTTCCTTCAGGGTCAAAAGATGTTTGGGTTTGAGGCTTTGCCGCCGCGCCGTAAACATAGCTGTAAAGAGCTTTTTCCTCTTCGGTGGCTGTGCCAGCTTTTATTTTTGGAGCTAATCGCAAAAGAGTATTTCCTGTCTGAGCAAATATAGACTTTCCAGCTAATCCACCGCCCTCACCAGCTTTTATGCCCAATTCAGCCATAGCAATTCGGTCAGCCAAGTCAGCTCGTTTCTGTTCCTGATATGCCTTCATGCCAGCGCTAAACATAGCGCCCAAGCCCTGCCCTGTTGTAATCGGCCTGTCCTGATAGCCTGACAGTTGCAGACCCGTTGCGGCGGCTTCTGATAGCCCAGCAAATGCGGGTGTGCCTACTGCCGGAGTTAGCCTATCCATCAGGCTTTGAGGGGCTTTCGGTGTCTGTGCGCCTAAATCCATCTTTGCGGCTAGGTCGCGCTGTAGGCTAGTCATGCCCCCGCCTGCTGGCAGGGCTGATATGTCTCTGATACCGCGCAGACCAATCTGAGGCATAGGTGGGCGCTTCCGCATTATGGGGATAGGAGTGCCTCTACGAGCAGTGGGCAAACCGCCTGTTATGGATGCGCTAGGACGAGCGCCTGCACCGCCCTGCTCTTGCAGAAGCCTCAGAAAGTAGTCAGCCCCAGAGCCTTGAACTTGCCCCATATTAAACCGCGTAGGTATTGCCATTAAGCCAACCCTCCTAGTAGTGCGCTAAGACCAGCCAGCCCCAATCCAGAGCCGCCAGTCAGACCAAGCATCTGCGCCCCTTGTGCGCCTGCTAGACCGCCGGAGAGGAAGCCAAGAGCCGGATTACGGTACTGCGGGGTAATTCTTTGACTGCCCAATGCACCAGAACCGCCCTGAATCATAGTAAGGTAATCAGCCAGCTTCTGTGCAGGACGCGCTTGCTCAAACTGGAAGCGCTCAATATCTGCCGATAGTTCTGCTTGCTCCTGAGCTTCGCGAGCCGCACCAACCTGCGCCAGTGTCTGCAAGTCAGCAAAGCCGAACTCTCTAGCCGCTGGAGCTTGCTGGATAGCCGCCTGCTGTGCCTGATACACTAGAGGAGCTACAGACTCCGCTATAGCCTTCTGAGCGTATCCTGAGCCGTATCTGCCAGCGCTTTGAGCGCCCTGCATAGCCTGCTGAATGGTGGGCTGTAAAGCCTGCTGAAATAGCGGGTTAGTGCCTGTCAGGTTCTGCATAACAGCCTGTTGCGTTGCTGGTATCAATGGAGAGCCAGCAAGTGCGGCTGAACGATAGCCAGATAAGGCCATCTGCGTTTCAGGGCTAAAGCCCACTACAGTGCTTCCGGGGAAATATTGAGGTGATGCAGACTGGTATAATTTTTTCGCCTCTCGCATACCATATTTCAAATATGGCTGGGCGTATGGAGTCGCACCCGCTGATGTTATTGTCCTTGTTGAGCCGCCGCCTTTACTCATTTTACAAATCCTTTACCAGTACGATTGCTGTGGGCTTATATTCTCTTAGCTGTCTTTCCCAGCCCTTGCGCCCGATTATTTCCATTGAATCACAACTAAGCCCTCTAGCCCAATCGCAGATTTTTTTCTCAGCCTCTATTAACTCATCCATATCACCGCCAGCTAACCATATCCGGCAGGTAGCACGTTGCGGGTAATCAACTATCTCACATACTATAGCAGATTTTTCCAAAGGAAAAAATGCCGCTCGTTTATTCGTTATAGCCTGCCATACATCCTGTAGCGTGTGGCTATGTCCCGCATACTCCAGCGCCGCTACAATGTAGTCAGCGCATCTCTCAAAATCATCAGCCGATGATGAGATATGCAAATCTAACATCGTGTCCTTGATTGTCAAAATTAATCACCATTGTTCCGTTGGTACTTGAGCTATCAATATACGGGTTGTGATGATAGGGGCTATGACCTATCGTCGTCCAAAAAACTAAACTTTCTACCGAAAATCTTGGTTCTGTGTGGGTTACTTGCGTATTGTTGGCAGGTAACGTGACAAAACCAACACTGTTCAACCCGCCTTCAATGGTGCGGTTCAGCACCTCAGATATTTCCCTTGTGGTGGCTGTGACGGGGTTAAGTGTACGGAAGTTGGTTTGTTTTTCTACTGTAGTCATCTGCGCCCCGCTTCTGCGGCTTCCACATCAAACCCTTGAGCAAACTCAAAAAACCTGTCAAACACAAACTTGAAACGATGATACCTTCCATCAGCCCTAAATGGTGCGAACCCATCAGAACCAGCGCTAACGCTAGATGTGAACGTAGGCGCGGGATTGCCTGTCATCGTGTTCCTAGTCCCGATAGAGCAGAAATTCTCTACCCCTTCGTAATATGGATAAACACGGGTTACAACTGAGTGCTTCCCAGTTTGCAAATTCATTTCGCCAGTAACAATCTCCGGCACTAGGAAATCGCCCGTGAATGAAGCTAATTTATCACCCACAGCGCCACCGAAGAAAAACTCCCCGCCACGCAATGCAGGGCTATCAAGCTGGATTGTTAGCCCGTCAATGGTGGCAGACAAATTGTCCAAATCATCCAGCGTGTAACCAGCCGTGAAAAATGGTGCAATATAATCAACCGAAACCTTTGCTAGTGACCACCTGTTCAGAACGTAGTTGTAAATCAATAATGTGTCCGGCTGACCCGTTAAACTTGCCTGCGACGGATATGACCAAACAGCGGTCTGGTTCAATGGGTCAACTGCCGCAGACACATTGCCCTTAAAGGCTGTGTTAAAATCATTGTCAAAAAATTTATCCACCTTTTCCGTGCCAATCGGTACAGATGACTGACCGTCAAACATGTGGAAGCCGTTGTCTGATAGATAGAAAACCATGTGTCCGTAATTACACACAGAGCCAGCTAATCGGCAACCTCTGACGCTCTCCACTTTGTCAAACTGAAACACCAAAGGAAGGCCAGTATAGGTTGCGCGGAAAATGCCACGCTCACACAGAATGGTCGCGTACTCTCCGCCAACTAATCCAGTAATAGCACCAGAGTCCGGCAGGTCTTGGAAATCAGACTGGTCTACACCAGCAACCCAGCTTGTTGCATCTCCAAAGCCAGACCATCTAACGCGATTTACGTCCCTGTCAGAGCCATCGTCAATGTTTGCAGTCCATACAAAGTCACGAACCACCGCAATAAAGTCAGCTTTTGGCGCATCTGTAGACAAGTCAGCCCAAGCGGTAGATGTACCCAAGTCCCAGTATTGAAGCTCCTCTCCAACACCGCCAGCCGCAATAACATAATCGCCAAACTGCACAAAGCGCCACCGCTCTGCACCAGTCAAATCGTAGCCACCAACCTTACTTTTATCATCTAAATTGCTTGTGGCTTTGTTGAACTCATATAGCTTAGTCGAATCTCCGACAAACAAATTGACGTTGCCAGAGTTATCTTTGGCTGAATAAATGCCTCGCAAATTGTCGCTTGCACTGTTGCTAATGACGCTAATATCTTTGAGGCCGCGATACCCACCAGATGCAGGTATTACGTTGGTAGCCGTAATCAAGCCTGCGTTCATGTGGTCGGGTTGGTCAGGTAGCCATTCGCCAAAAGGTATCATATCCGTATCCAAACATCTGTGCTAACAGTTGGTTGCGCCCACACTTCAGCGCCTAAAGTTACATCTGCCCAAGTTTCCGCCCCCAGTGCAATATCAGTCCAATTCTCAGAACCTAAAGTCACATCTGTCCAAGTTTCCGTTCCCTGCGCTATGTCTGACCAATCATCGCCAATAACTTTAGCTATTGTAGACTGTGTGACTGCCGCACGAACAGCCGCATCACCGTTCA